TTTTTAGCACTGAGACTTTGGGTTGACGTTTTGATTTCATTCTTAGCAAATAATTCATCTACCTTATCAGCACTTACAAATTCACCACCGACCTTAGAGATACTACCGGTAGTTTTATCTACCTTGAGTCCATCTAGCTCCAAAGCTTTAATTTCCTTGTCACTCAAACCCTTAGCAGTTTCAGAATTAAATTGTTGACGTTGACTTTTAGAGAACTCCATTTCTGATACTGGTGAAGTAACTTTTTTTGCCTTGATTGCTGCCTGCCGAGCATTTTGCGCAGCTCTTCGACCTGCTCTAGTAAGTTTCTCCTTATTCTTGTTAGCGTCCATACCTCCTTTAACACCAAGAGCCAATACTGCCGCTTCGTCGACCTTGTCTAAAGCAGCGGGCACGTCTCCCTCGATTGCTGAATTAATAAAACTTAAAGTCCCTACCACGGTTTCAGTCACTTTAGAAAGTGCGTCGTTCAATGAAGGTAGAGCACCTGTGAATTTCATCAAAGGCTCTTTCAGTCCTGCTGCCTTGTCTCCCAACTTTTCAAGTTCTGATATAACTTCGGGAGTAGCAAGGGCTCCACCTACCGCACCCAGTAAAGCAAAACGCGTACCCAAAAGAAGACCGAATGACCCCAGTTTTGTTGCTCGATGCGCGGCATCAGCGAGGTCACTTGAACCAGTCTGTTCTTGAACATAACTAGCAATATTGTCGGCACCCGCAGCCAAACCACCTGCCAGGGCAGCTCTACCTAATAAACTTGTTGCCCCACCTGCCAACGTACCCGCACCAAATCCACCTAGAACACCACCAAAACCCGAAAATCTACCACCGCCACCACCTTTTTTACTACCACCACCACCGGCAGTACTGGTTGTTCGGGAGGCAGCACTCGCTGCTCTTTTAGCATCATCATCTGCTTCACGGCGACGAAGTTCGTCCTTCCGGTCACTCAGAATCATTGTCGCTAAAGAACTGTTCATACTCGTAAGGTTAGTGTTAACACTATCCAGAGTATTATTCTGTGATTTTAGGTGCTCTATTAATGTTTCAATCATGGGTTATCCCTGCTGTTGTGCTCTTTCTCTTTTTTCTTTTAGGTCGTCAATCAACATGGTCAAATAAATCTCTCTCTCCCAAGGCAACATTTCTTCAACATCACTCAATGAGTAGTTGAAGTTGTTTAACAGTTGGAAGTTAACTTGGTAGTAATTTACCAACGTGTCATGAGAGAGATTAATCAAAAAAAATCATCTATGCCTTCTAGAACTTTAGAGTTCTCTGTATTACACTGCGCACACGTAAATTTAACTTCTTCTTTAAGTGTGGGCATATCATTTACAAATGTCGAAATTGTCTCGAACTGTTGTGCTGTCATTGAGTCTATAAAATCAATTAGTTCTTCTCTAGTCGAATCTTTGGTCGAGTATCGTTCTTCTTCGGTACATATAGTCGCTATACATGTGATAAGCAACTCTAGTAGAGATTCTGTAGCACTCGTACCATGTAGAAGTTTCTCATTTTTCATAAAGTCTTCGTATGTCGGGTATCTCATTTCAAGAACAATGTCGTCAGTGATATTGATTTTAACATCGGTGGCCACTCCCTCAACTTCTATCTTATCGAGTTCAACCACAACTTCGTTATTCATTTCACATTCGGTACATGAAATTAATAATGTACTTGTCTCACCTACGGATTTTGACCGAATCTTAGTGAATAGGTAGTCTACATCAAAGGTAGTTAGTTCTCCCTTGATGTCTTCTGTAGTACACGCATTGATAGTGTTGATGATTGATTTAACCATATCCACTCTATCTTGCGTCTCAGATGCGATCAGCAACATCTTCTGTTCCTTTACTAGGAAAGGTCGGTAACTAACTTCCTGACCTGTAGATGGTACGGTAACGCGATATTTTGGTGTGTCATTCAGTTTTGGTAATGCCATTATAAATCCTATAATTTAAATTAAGCCGCCGAAATTAAGATTGATGTCAGCAGAGAATAACCCTACTTTGTCAGCCTTAAAGGGCTCCCAGTTGGTGTATGAAAATGTAACAGTTACTTCTACTAATCCGTCGAGGTCATCACTCAATTGAATAGTTGATACGTTTGTCGGGAAAGCGTCTATCAGTTTAACACTGTACACGGTACCTCCCAGTAGGTCTAGATTAATATCTAAAGGCCCTAGGTCGAACCCCACACGAACCTGTGGTTTTTTTAATTGATGTATTATAATGTCCGCAACGTAATCGTCCTTCCACCCGATGGCACCCCTCGATAAAGGTTTTGGTGCTGGTGGTTTAGCTTCTTCGCCTTCTGCGGGAGGTTTAGGTTCTTTGGGGGGAGTGGGTGTCATATGCCCTACCATTGCTCCCAACCATTTATCAAAATATTTACGAACACTATAATCGTTCAGAAGATGGAAGGTCAACGTAACATCTTCTACGAGGAATCCATTGGCAATCTTTTCACTATACAGACCAATTTGTCTATCTAGTGTAGTAATTTGTCTGCCAGGCAACGTTGCGCTTTTACACAATATGTTATTATTCTTAGCGCCACTTAATTTGGTGATACCTACTTTTGATGGTAGTACCACACCAAACTGGTTAGCAGACGCTAGTCCGCCTCGACTAATAAGTCTACTCTTTAAATCTTCTATTGATGCCATTGGTTATCCACCTATCATTTTCTTAGAGTCTGCGTAGACTTTCTTAGAGTTCGCCTTACGGAATTGTGCTGTCGGAAGGAATGTAGCAATCTCCCACTCTGGAGCAGGAACCAATGCGAACGTACTTTTTACCTGTTTATTCAAATAATGTTTGAGACAGGGTTTGTAGTACTTAAATTTCGATGCTCGCGCAAGTAACTCATATGTCATCTTGAATCGCGTAGAATCGTTAAACTTATTGTTAGTAGTAATCTCCATCAACCCGTCCAACATCTTAGCACGTAAGATAGGAGGTAGGTAATGAAGGTTCAATCCTAGGAATCCGCCTTCTGCGGGCCCGACAACGACCACTAAAGGAAACGTATCGTAATACGGTAATGTCTCTTTGTGCTTCGGATCGTAGAAGAACATATACATGCTACCGACAATTTCGGTACTCACTTGCTTTAAAGGTTCTTCTTTCATCAATGCTTCACGATTGATGCTACGTAGATTCTTAATCTTTTGTTGGAACCATGCTCGCGACTCCTTTGTGCGAGGAGTAATACCCGCACGGAATGCTTGTAGTTCTAGTCTGTTAAATACTGTAGACATAAAGTTCCTGAGTTAAAATCTATTCCTACTATTTATACAGGAACTATTTCTTTTTCTTACGGAAGGGCGCAAGTTTTTTCAGGGGTTTCTTGGTACGCATCTTTTGAGTGGACTTGGGCATGACACCCATTGCGGTCAATTCTTTCTCAGTCCATATCTCGAAGTGATATCCACGGTCATCAGCATACGCCTTAGCGGCCTTCCACTTCGACTGGTTCTTGATGTATGTCATTCCTTCGGTCAATATAGTACGTCTAGTCTTACCTTGTTTACGTACGGGTAACAGGGTCTCTTTATGAGGTTTGACTTCCACAATAACCACTCGTCCAGACTTGTACTTAATAACAAAGTCGGTGAAGTATCGGTGAGGTCTTCCATCGGTTTCGCATATGTACGGTATAACAAGTTCTTCGGACATCCACTGTACGATGTCTATACTTTCGTCGCACCATTTCATAACATGTCGTTCCCAACCTGAACGATAGACGACATTATCCACATCACCAGCGTACTTTTCTGGGTTTTTCGGTTGGTATCTGCCTTTGTATGTTTTCATTAGTAACTTTATGTATAAATAGTAAAAAGTATTTATAACCGAGAGTTATTCCGATGGCAGAAACAGAACCTACCGACACTACAGACAACACAGCCAAGTCAAAAAAGATACTGCAGTATCCTCTAGATACTACAAATTCTCGGTCTAAGGTATTATTTCACATAAAAGAAATTAAACCACCGACCATTAAAGGTATTGACTTTGGTGCGTTGTTCGAAAGTATGTTTGCTCTTAACCGACCAAGCGAAGACGAAGGTGACGGTAAACCAAAAAATGAAGAGGAAGCGGAAGCAGTGAAAGCTGCCGAATCCGGTGCCGGTACAGAGTCAAAAGAAGTAGTAGCGAGAAGCATCGAATACACGGGTGACGTGGTAGCGCTATACTTACCAGTCTCTCTAGTGATCACAGATAACTTTGGATATGACACACCTAGTTTGGGTACTGCTGGTGCTGCCGGTTTTCAAGCGTTGTCGTCAGGTAGTGGCGCGATGGGCGCGTTGGCGCAATCTATTACTAGTGGAAAACAATCTATCACAGATATGGTCAATAGCGCAAAGACTCCCGCATTAGCAAGACTTGCTCTTGCGCGTGGGGCGCAGAAAATCAATGAAACCGCAGGATCAGCAGTTAGTATTGCTGGAGCGGTATCTGTTAATCCAAACATACGGACTCAGTTCAGAAACGTAGGAATACGTGAGTTTCAGTTTCAGTTTAAGTTTATTCCTAAGAGTAAGAAAGAGGCTGACGAAATTAAAAATATTATTCATATCTTTAGGAAATCCGCATACCCTGAGATGATTGGTGGTGTGGGAGATGGTATAAGTGCGGGTTATAAGTATCCTATGGTATTCGATGTATCGAGTTGGTTTATGCCAGACATCGAGGGTGCGGCTCCAGTACGAGTCGGAACTAAATTACGCAATACCTTCATACGCAGTATCAGTGTAAATTATAATGCGGGTTCAATGGCATTCCATGAAGACGGAACTCCTGCTGAAATTGACTTGTCGTTTACAATGGTAGAGGACAGAACATTAAGTCGCGAAGATATTGAAGAAAGCACAGACGAAAGTGGAGATGGTGGTTACTAATGGCATACTTTAAATACTTCCCTAAAATATTCTATAGATTCGGCGATACCGCTGATCGCTCCATTGCGCAAAATCTTACTGCGTACGCTGATATTTTGGATAACGTTAAGGATGCTACCTCATTCTATACTGACTACTACATTGCTGATGGCGAACGTCCTGATCATGTAGCATATAAGTTGTACGGCGATGCTAATTTACACTGGACATTCTATTTCATGAACGATGAGATTCGCGAACGTGGATGGCCATTACCGTATGCTCAGGTACAAGCGAAAGTGGAGAAAGAACATCCTTACATTGTGTTAAACACGAGTGAGGATATTGTAAACAAGTTCTTGACCCACCAAACCATCCAAGGAGCGAACGGTACTGCTGAAGTTCTACATCGACATGTTCGGCTCGGGCAAGTTGTAGTGAAGATGGTATCGGGTTCCTTTTCTAACGGTGAACAATTAGATTCTACCAATAACGAAGGTGTTTTGGAAACATTGCTTGTGAACACAGTTGAACCCGAACACAAGTCCGCTCGTTTTTATACTGATATTGAAGGTAATATTATAGACATCGACCCATACCTCGGGCCCGGAGTTAATGATATAGAAGTGACTCACGAAGAGCACTATCACCAACAGAATGAATCATTAAAACAAATACGCGTACTTCGCAAAGGTAATATAAATTCTGTTGTGCGAGCCATTCAAGACTCTATGGGTAAGTTATGACAGCAATTAGTGAACTCGAACATAAAACACCTTTTGAATTTAAAAAAGTTCTCATCGAAAGTACTCATTTCACTTCACACAAAAAAGTGGATATCCGAAATGCGGTGACTGACCTTGACGTGTTCGAGCATTTAGATAAACCTTACCTCACCGGCACACTATCCTTCATTGATAGCGGAGATGTTATAACAAGTGGTTATTTACAGGGTGGTGAGAAAGTTCATGTAGAACTGATAGTGACTGATGATCTTGATGCTAAAGTTATCGCCAAAACGTTTTATATAACGCAAGTTTTGTTTTCGCAGAAAGGTCATGATACGGTAGAAAATGTTGTAGTTCATCTCATAGAAGATATCGCTTACGAGTCTAATATGATTAATGTTAACCGTCAGTATTCCGGAAAACCGTCTAAAATTATTGGGTCTATCAGTGACTTGATTAATAAGAAAGTATCTTCGACTGACACTGATAAACAAGAGATGCGGGTGATTGTACCTAACTTAACACCGATGGAATCAATCTCTTGGATAAAAAATAATTCTAGTACTAAGGAAGGATATCCTTTCTACCTATACTCTTCTCTTATCGGAGATGAGTTGATCTTCAGTGACCTCAAAACACTGATGGAACAAGATGTTATTAATCCGGACGTACCATTCGCCCATATACAAGCGAACATACCTCAAGGTAATGACAATGAGTCTAAAATCAGACGACGTACTATACTAGGGTATCAGTTCAAAAATACTGATAACTTATTTAAAATGATTTCCGAAGGTATCGTGGGTGGTGAATATAGTTTTCTGGATATAACTAAAAACGAAAGAGTCTCGGGTATATTTGATATTGATAAGGACTTTACACAGAAAATAAAAAATGACAAGCTCATATCTAATACTTCGGATGCGCTAGATTATTTCAGAAAATCGGAACTCAATACGAAAAAGAGTCGCAAGATTACTCAGATTGGTAGTACGGATGCGTATGAAGGGTTTAATTCACTATCACAAAGTGATGACTTTGCTAACTATAAACTAAGTGTTATTAATAAGAGCATGGATCATGTTTTGAAAAAGAGTCCTCTTACTATTAGTGTTAATTTCATTGAGTTTATGAAAGGGAGACGTAATAATAGTATAGGTAAAAAAATCAGACTCAGATTTCTTGCTAATATAAACACCGAAGATGGTAATGATACCACCTCAATTGATATGAAGAAGTCTGGTGACTTTCTCATCTTCGGGGTTAAACATGCGTTCCGAGCTGAAAATTATGTAGCGACACTCACTTGTGTGAAGTTGTCGGATGAAAAGGTGACCAATCAATGATACCGCAGAATTCAATAGATTTTTATGGCGACCAGACTAGATGGTTTATGGGTGAGGTTGTCAATGTAAAGGACGACCCAGAGAAATTGGGTAGAGTCAGGGTTAGGGTTTTCGGTGTATATGATGAAATTCCTGACGAAGACCTGCCTTGGGCCCAGATAGTTGTACCTGTCACTACGGGTATCCATAAGGGACAGGGTCAGAACCTAGGTATCCTAAAGGGTACACAAGTGTTCGGTATGTTCCTTGACGGGAAGAACTCTCAGTTGCCTATGGTGATTGGTACTGTACCCAAAACAGGGGATACGAACGAGAAGGCAAAGGAGAACTACCCTCTCAATAAGGTATACGAGACAGAGACCGGACATTATAAAGAGTATGATGATACGCCTGGCGCTGAACGTATCAAAGAAAAGCATAAAGGGGGTGCGTACTATGAAATGGATAAGGATGGTAATATCTCCATATATGTACCCGCAAATGGGGATAAACCAGTCTCTATAAATTTAACTGTGGGTGGAAGTCACGGTAAGGTTTCGGTGTCTGCTAATACAGTAAACATTAATGGTAGCGAATTTATAACACTAAACTCGGGCGGATAATGTCTAATGGCTGATTCAGAAGAGTTTCCGGTAGTAGATACACCGGTATTACAGATTAAACCACCTAATCCAATAGCGTCAGTATCTTCGGTCAGTAAAGGACAGTTAGATGTATTAAAAACCTTGAGCGTGTTAGCGGTAGATCAACTTTCCATATTAGAATTAGGAATTGAGATACCGTGCGAGGGTGGATTCCCTCCTACTCGTGCGGACATTGTCAAAGAGTTTAATAAGTTATCTAACATCCCAACGCAATTAAGACAAAATATAATCGACCTTAAAGATCAATTCGTCGACGAGGTTGATGCTGAAGCACAAGAGCTTATAGATCAATTACAAGATATTATTACCGAAGTAGAAACTACTATTGAACAGGTATCAGATTTACTTGCTCCGTATTGGGACAAAGAAGGGAAGATTCGAAATTGGGAAAAGGAGGCGGACGATGCCTTCAATGAATTGATTCAAGATTATCAATTATTCATCCCAGTCAAGATCGCGGAACTAATATCTAAACTGTTACCGGTTGACTTCAATTTGAATATAATGGGGATTGAAATAAACCTTTTAGAAATATTCACTGAGGAAGAACAGGCCCGAATCAAACTACAGATTGAAGAAAGACTTGACGAACTATATCTATTAATTCCAGAACCTCTCCGGTCATGGGATGGTACGTACGGTGTAAAGTGCCGCGAGTGGAAAGCGAAAATCACTTGGCAATATATCAAGTCTGAAATGATGAATGCGGTTACCAATCTGGTGTGGGATCTGTTTAACAAACTCATCAAAAAATTTAAAGAGATTTGGGACGCATTAGGATTACCTTCACTCCCAGACCTATTGAACTTTGATATCAATGAATGGATAGATTCTACTATCAAACAGATAGAGGATGAAGTTAAAGATAAGATTGCCGAAGTCAATCAACAAATAGAACGAGTTGAAGGATTCTTCGAAGGCATGTCGGAACCCGACCTAGATGCTGAGAAGGCTAAACTTCAAGGTAAGGGTTATGCGATGATTGCTGACCAATTGAAAGAAATAGAAATTCTTGGTTTCAACGTATATGATGATATCATAGGCGGTGACATGGAAGGAAAAGTTAAATCCGCAGAGCAAGATATTGATAACTTCAAGAAAGGTGCTCGCGACTTTGCGCTTAACTGGCAATGGCATTTATTGAGTATATGGATAAAAAAGATTAAAAAATTCCTTGATGCCATCGGACTCGGTAAGTTGTTAGAACTATTAACGCTAAGTTTTTGTGATGTTTTGGAATTACTCGGCATTCCTACCAAGATTGAGATTGTTGCGCCTTAGCAAACTGTATAAATACTACAAAAAGAGTTGGAAGCCCATGTCAGTTAAAAAACTCACATCAATAGAAGATGGCAATCTTACCACTCGACCAATCACGAGTTCTATTCAAAAGAAAAACTCGGATATCGATTGTTCGTTTACGGTGAAACCATCTGGAGATATATACAAGAAGACGGAGGCCTCCTCTGTGGCTCAGTCTGTCAAGAATCTTTTGTTGTGTAACAGAGGGTCTAAACCTTTTGCTCCGTCATTTGGAGCGAACTTGGAAGGTATGTTATTTGAGTTAGGTGATGAGTTTGACGACGATAATATCAAATCGATGGTACGCAACGCTATTAATAATTACGAACCACGAGCGAAACTACAAAGGGTCGTTAGTAAATTTTCACCCGATTATAACTCTTTAGATTTAACAATCACCTTTCAGGTTATCAGTACATTAGAGCAGGTAAGTTTGAACGTGAATATTGCGAGGATACGCTAAATGCCTATATCAACGTCGGATCTCGATTTTGTAAACATTAAAAATAAACTGAAGACCTACTACAAGCAAAGTGGTGAGTTTACTGATTATGACTTTGAAGCGTCTGGACTATCTAGCATACTAGATGTTCTCGCTTATAACACTCATGTGAATGGTCTGATTGCTAATATGGCTATCAATGAGTCATTCATCACTACGGCACAACTTCGTACTTCGGTGGTTAACCATGCGGAACTTTTAGGGTATGTACCTAAATCTCGAACTGCGTCATCTGCTGAAGTTAAAATATCAGTAGTTATTCCCAACGGGCCTGATATTATATCCTTACCGAAAGGTACAGAATTATTTGCTCAGTATGATGATATACTATATTCATTTAAAACGCCCAGCGAATATACTTCTAGAAAGTCAGGTGACCAGTATATATTCCAGACGGCAGCAGGTAGTGAACTTATAACCGTTTATGAAGGTGAAATTAAAACTAAGAACTTCTTAGTAGGTAACGCTTCTGACGATAACGTATATGTTATTGAAGACGCAACGATTGATACAGACAGTATGGAAGTCCAAGTGTTTAGCGACTGGACTGGTGTAGATAGTTTAAATTACACTAATATTGACAAAGTATCTACTATTGATAGAAATTCTCACATCTTTATGTTGCGTGAGTCATCCAATGGGTTCTATGAGATTTATTTTGGTGGTGGTAGAATCCTAGGCAGTAGTCCTATTGCGGGTAACCGTATACAAATAAAGTACCGTTCCTCACGAGGGGCGGAACCTAATGGTGCGTCTGTATTCTCTACGGCACAAATTAGTTACTTGAGTAACTTTTACTCAGTTAATGTTACCACGATTACTCCAGCTAATGGAGGTTCTGCAAGAGAAACTACTTCGTCAATTAAGTTGAACGCACCTCGTGGGTTTACTTCACAGCAAAGATTGGTTACTGCGAATGACTATAGTACATTAATATCCCAGAAATTTTCACCTTTTATCAAGGATGTTTTCTGTTGGGGTGGTAACGATAACGAACCTCCACAGTACGGTAAGGTATTTGTAAGTCTTAATTTTATTGACGGTATCAGTGAGTTTGCTCAAGAAACTGTTAAGGGTAGTATTAAAGACAACTTAACTTCTAAGTTATCTATTATGTCTATCGACACTGAGTTTGTTGACCCAGAAACCACATACCTCGAATTGCGCACAGTTTTCCAAGTAGACCAGACCAAAAACATTTCTTCTGTCGAAACTCTTCAAGCATTGGTGAATGTCATCGTAGATGACTTTGTGTCAGCTAATTTAGAGAAGTTTAACTCTACATTTAGACGTTCTAACTTATTGACTGAAATTGATAAAATATCAGAGTACATAATCAACTCTAGAATGGATGTTAAATTACAGCAACGTATTCCAGTCTCCACAGAAATTGCGGCAATCGAATCCGCGACAGGTCAACTTGTTTCGGAAATAACCAGAAACTGGACATTAAACTTCCCAGTTATATTAGCTAACCCAGATAATGATGACTATATCATAACGTCTACTGGATTTAAGTGGCAGGGACAGAATGTTAGCATTAAAAACAAACTAGGTTCTACTCGACTACAGTTAGTTGATCTGAATAATATAGTTAAAATAGATAACATCGGTACGTATGACCCAGCTAAAGGTAAGGTATCCCTGATTGCGTTGTCAATCGATAAAGATTCTTATGTTGGCGGTTCTATTAAAGTAAGTGCTACACCTGCTAACCAGAGTACAGTAAAACCTTTACGTAACTATGTGATATCACTAGACAAATCATTATCAACTACAGAGGCTGTATTAGATGATGGTACAACTAGGGTCTCTCTATAATGGCACAAATTATTGGAAAGGAAATTTATCGACCGAGTTTCCACGCTCCCATAGTAAAGGGTGTACTTCCTGAATTCTATCAAAGCGAATATCCAAGATTAGTAGAATTTCTTGAGAAGTACTATGAGTATCAGGAAGAACAGGGATTAGCAACATTCAGTGAACAGATTTATGATTTGTTTAATGCTCGTGATATATCGCACGTTAACCTAATAGACCTAGATACTTTAATATCAGAGATAAGTGATGGGTTGACAAGAGAATCATTTCATCCACAGCAAGACGCTAGGTTGATGACTCGATTACTGGCAGACTTCTATCGCGCTAAAGGTACTGTGTTATCGGTGAATGAATTCTTTAAAGCATTCTTTGACGAGGATGTTGAGGTCGTGTACCCTAAGAATAACATATTCATTTTAAATGACAGACCGGGCAACTCTTTAATAGGGCCTAAGTCTCTGAAGTATATTCAGGACGATAGAAAATATCAGATATTCTCAATTCTTTTGAAAACAGGTATGTCATTAGACGATTATCAAAGTTTTTATAAGAAAATGGTACACCCCGCTGGATGGTACCTTTCTGCGGAAGTACAGACATTAAGTGAAGCACAAGTTTATTTGAAAGCGGGGGATACAACAGACCCACTAGAAATACCTAGTTATGCTATTGAAATACAGACAACACCCATAGACGTAGACCTACGACCCACATACTCTTTACTTGTTATGGAAGAGAATGACCCAGTAGATGCGAGAACTCAAGCACAGAAAGACGCCGGAGAAGGTATACTTATAAGTTCTTTAGAAACTCTAGAGAAATATGACGGTATAACTCTTCAACAGATTGTAGACGACTTCAACGATAGTGTCGCAGAGTGGGTTGGTGTTAAACCACCTACACTAGACGATGGTGGATTGGATGCGTCACAGACCTACGAAACTATGGATGCGGGTGAAGGCGGTGGATAATAAAAAAGGAAATAGAGCACAATGACTCGGCAAATTATTAATACAGGCACCTCGGTTAATGACGGGAAAGGTGATACTCTAAGAGACGCCTCTGCTAAAATCAATGCGAACTTTCAAGAGATGTTCTCGCTTGTTGATATGAGCGCAGCGGGTACTATTACCCCAGAATTTATTTCTAATTACATTGATAGTTCAGTTGGCACTTACCTAAATGGATTGAATGTTCAAACTGTTCTTGACAACCAGAACAATATTAGTTTTCTGGATTCACGCGTCACGCAACATGATACTATTCTCACGACATTAAACTCAAATACCATCAATTTACAGTATGAGATTGATTTAATTAACTACACTATCGAGAACACTCAGATTGGTGATACGGGGCCGCAGGGCCCTCAAGGTGGTCAGGGGGAAATTGGTTCTCAGGGTGCTCAAGGAATCATCGGGCCGCAGGGCCCTATTGGTGTCCAAGGTGTCCAAGGGGCAATTGGTACCCAAGGTTCTCAGGGTAATGTCGGAGAGATTGGGCCTCAGGGTGTTCGTGGTATCACTGGTGTCCAAGGTATCCAAGGTAATGTCGGTGAACGCGGTAACCAAGGAGAACAAGGCCCTCAAGGTGACCAAGGTATCCAAGGTAACGTCGGAGAAATTGGAGCACAGGGTGAACAAGGTGCTCAGGGTGCTCAGGGACTTCAGGGTAATGTTGGAGAGATTGGAGCACAGGGTGCTCAGGGTGCTCAAGGTTCTCAAGGACTACAAGGTAATGTAGGCCCTATCGGTGTCCAAGGTGTCCAAGGGGCAATTGGTGCTACAGGTCTTCAGGGTAACGTTGGAGAGATTGGTGCTCAAGGCGCTCAAGGTAGTACTGGAGTTCAGGGCATCCAAGGTAATGTTGGTGAAATTGGAGCACAAGGTGCGCAGGGTAATCAAGGTGACCAAGGTATTCAAGGTAATGTTGGTGAAGTCGGAGCACAGGGCGCAGTTGGTGCGCAGGGTTCTCAAGGACTACAAGGTAACGTAGGCCCTATTGGTGTCCAAGGTATTCAGGGTTCAGTTGGTGAACAAGGACTTCAAGGTAATGTCGGAGAAATAGGCCCACAAGGAATTCAAGGTGTTCAGGGTTCTGTCGGTATCCAAGGTAATGTTGGTGAAGCTGGAGCACAGGGTGCTGCTGGTGCTCAAGGTTCTATCGGTATTCAGGGTAACGTTGGTGAAGTTGGAGCACAGGGTGCTGTAGGTGTTCAGGGTTCTGCTGGTATTCAAGGTAACGTTGGTGAGCAAGGCGCGCAGGGTGCTATTGGTGCCCAAGGTTCTGTCGGTATCCAAGGTAATGTTGGTGACAAAGGTGCTCAAGGCGCTGTAGGTTCTCAGGGTTCTGCTGGTATCCAAGGTAACGTTGGTGAGCAAGGTGCTCAAGGTGCTATTGGTGCTCAAGGTTCTGTCGGTATTCAAGGTAATGTCGGAGACGTTGGTGTTCAAGGTGCTGCTGGTGCTCAAGGTTCTATCGGTATTCAAGGTAATGTCGGAGACGTTGGTGCTCAAGGTTCTAAGGGCCCACAAGGAGATCAAGGTCTTCAGGGTGCCGTTGGTGACGTTGGTGCTCAAGGTGAGGTTGGTTCCCAAGGTAGCG